CCCGGCGGTTGAAGCACAGGTTACTGGTGGTCCAGGAGCAATGATTCCAGCCGTAGAAAAGAAGCCTGTTGATAGTGCTGCACCTGGTGACGCAACAGCTGCTGCTTTAGCACCGGGTATGGCTAAGGGGGGACCAGTAGAAGATGGAGCCGATTATATTGTCGGTGAAAAGGGACCTGAACTCTTTATGCCGTTCAAAGACGGTGTCGTACTACCTAACGATGTATCTAAGAAGATAGCTGGTGGAAAAATACCTCTTGCAAAAGGTGGTATTGCTCTTGCTGACTCTAAAGTAAAAGTTCCACCAATTCCTAAATTGCCTGCACAAGATGGCGATCAAGACGATGGATCTAAAGTAACAACAAATCCAGACGGTACTAAAACTTATGCTGGAGCATTTGGCAGATTCACTTTTGATAAATCTGGAAAAGCTATTAAATATGCAACACCACAATTTAGTGGTTTGGGTAGCGAAGTTGATCTAACATCCGGTAATCAAACAACTAGTTATAATGCCGGGCCAATGAGTAGTACACAAACTACCGATGCTAAGGGTAATATTGTATCATCCAATACCGAATATGACTTGGGTCTAGGTAAGATGTCAATGGGACAAGATGCCAAAGGTATTAAATCTAAATCATGGGAGGGTCGTGGCGGGGAAGCACAAGATGTTGTGTCAAATAAAGACCTATACGCCATGGGTAACAAAGATAAAGAAGCCACATATGATCGTGCGATGGCTCAAGTTAATGCTACACCAGCTACCCCTGTAGGTAGTGATGTTGTTAAAGCATCGATTGAGAATAAAGATCTTGAAAGAGAGTCCAAGCAATCAAAAGCATCCTCGACTCCTATTGTAATGAATAATTCAAGTAGTAACAATACTACCTCATATGTCCCTATCAAGGCATCCCCAAGACCAGATGGGTCCTCTTCTGTAGATAGACATCAAAACCGCATTGCCGCTTATTAAGGAGAAAAAATGAAACGTATTTTAGTTGTTCTTTCCGTAGTTCTTGCTACCACGTTTGTATATGCTGATGACTCAAAACCTCAGGTAAAGCCCCCTGTTACCGCCCAAAGCAAACCGGTGGTAAAGAAGCCTTGTAAGGAGGGTCAGACCCCAGACAAGGATAACTGTCGCATACTGAAGAAGGTGGAAAAAAAGAAGTAATTAAAAAAGGACCCGGGTCCTTTTATTTTAGTCGTCGTTCGCTAGTTTTGCGAAGTAAGATAATGAGTCTGAGTCATCATCCAGATCAACTGCCTTAGGCTTCTCGCGTTCGGCTTTTGGTGCTGGTGATTCAGCCCGCGGTGCATCTTCCTTAGGTTTAAAAGCAGGACGAGTACTTGCTTCACCTAGTTCGATTTTATCTGCGCGAGCAGTAGATGAGCCTGAAGCGTTAAGTACCTGCTCTAACTTAGATTTAAGTTCCTCGTAAGACTTAAAGTGCTTAGGATCTAGAAACTCATTCAATGAATGCTGTTTATTCCAGATGCTTTCCAACTTATCATCATCTTCAGATAGTACACTAGAGGTCTCAAATTCAGACTTATCGTAGTTACGATATCCTTCAACGTCGCGTGCCTTTAGCTTAAAGTTTGCACCCTTCCAGAAGTCGAAAGGATTAATAGGATCTTCGTCCTCGAATTGAGGTTGCATTACATCTTTAATCTTATCAAAGATCTTTTTACCAAACTTATAAAGCATGACCTTACCCTCATTTTCAGGGTGGGCTGGGTCTTTCACTATATAGATGTTAGCGTAATATGTAAGACGACGTTTTTGCTTTCGTGCAATCTCCTTATTGGCCTCTGTACCAGCGTTCCAGAGTTCAGTATTAAGTTCAGATACTGGATCTGTCTTACCAAGTGTGGTGAGAGAGTTTTCAATATACCACTTACCTGTCGGTCCTTGAAACCCATGATTCCAGACACGAATCCATGGTAGGTCTTCACCCTTTGTTGGAGGTAGGAATCGGATGACTGCGTAACCGTTACCGGCTTTATCTACTTCTAGTGACCAGAAGCGATCATCCTTTTGTGCCTCAGTGGATTGAGGCTGTGCGATCTTTTCGACTTCCTTCATTAAGGTATCTAAAGAACCGCGTTGCTTTTTAAGCGATGAAAAATCAAATGCCATTTGTATCTCCGTATATGCGTTGTATAAAAAATATTTGCGTAGTATTAACGTTTGTTGTTATCATTATCTAGATCACCCCTCACGTCAGTTTCGCTATCAAACTCTTCGTCAGAATATTCATCTTCGTCATAGTCTGATAACACATTATATATGCTCTTGCGATGCTTTGCAACCTTATCGGTCCCCTTTTTTGGTCCCTTAGGTCTCTTTTCCCACTCCCAGTCAGCGGGCCCGGTCTTACTTTTCATTGTAATCTGGACGAATGTTTACGTCTTTTTCTCAAACAGCCCCAAAATTTTATCCTTAAGAGTGACAGCCCATTGGGGTTGTGGTACATGCCATCCAATAAATGCGCCTACTAAAATCCAAAATACAGTTTCTAACATTATTCGTCTTCCTCCGTTTGTTGCGGTACAGCGATAAAGGGCCACTGGGATACTCTTTTAGATATCTCAGCCTGATTTTTAGCTAACTTAATTAAAAACATTTGTGTCTCTTTAACTTGGTCAGCTACTGCGACAATATTTTCATGCATAACAAACAGCTTTTTCTCAATTTCAGTAATACGTGCTCTATTCAGATCCAACTGCTCTTCGTAAATATCCATAGTATTTTTCTTTTTGTATAGTTAAAAAAGGTTCATACTTTTTAATTATTCTAGATACATCTGGCCATATTAGATCATCAGATAACTGTTCATCTAAACCAGGTACAAAATTATTTAATTTATTAAGTATAACTAATGTCTCTATTGAGACATCCCCTCTTAGGAACATCTTAAATATATATGGATGCTGTCCTTTTGTGGTTGTTAGACAGTCTTCAAACTTAAGGTTCTTTTTCTCGCAAAAGAGAACTACATTACTTATTTCTTTCTGAAACGTATAGGATAGTGACTCAATACGCTTCTTCCAGTCAGTGTATCTTTCCTTGGCTTCTGTATCAAATACTCCACCCCAGCGATCACCGGTAATAAAATTGGATACTAGGAAATTAACTACCTCTTTATCAGAATAAGACTCTGATACGCGACGAATAGCTAGAAGGTCGTTTCGTTTTAGAAAGGCTTGCTTCGATGCCCTTACCCTACCCTGTTGCTGAATGGCATCATACTTATCAGTGGTAAAATGAAGTCTCAAAGCAAGATAGTATCTATAAACTTCAAAGGGTTCCATAATCATACAGGCAAGTGACCACGCGGTTTCATTAAATTAGATATCTCAGCTTCCATTTGAATTTTCTCTCTCAATTTCTGATTGATAAGAAAACCAATATTATCAATCTCAATATCCTTCTCTTCACAATAACTTATTACAGCATCCATGTACGTGATACTAAGTCTGTTTACCATCTCATCAATAAAAATAGAAAACTCGTTTGGTGACCGAAAACGTTTGGTAATAACCATAGTATCGGTCAAATCTTTTATTTCATCATCATTGCTCATTGGAAGAATATAAGTCCTAGTAGTAAAGCTTGAATTGCAAATCCAACACCAATCGTAATAACGTTTAGCATATCTTTGATTATAGCCGATCTAATGAAGTAAAGCAATAGACCAACCCATAAAAACGCTACAAGTTCTAGTGGGGGCATACTGTCCGAAATACCTGCCTTAACTGCCAACAATCCCGGAATGGTGGATGCATGGAATACAATAACGGCCAACCAACCCAGGGTATCGGCAGTCGTCTTACTAAAATTAGAAAAAAATCTTACCACCATCTCTCTGGTAGCATTTAATACGCGTTCAAATTTCTCACCACTAGTTTCAATATTCATGTTCTTTCTCCGTAGAAGATATGTCGGCCAATTTTAGTAATTATAGGTAGGTTCCAGTTCGGACTAACATAGTCAGCATGATAGTACATAGCACCGGTGAGGGAGGGTAGTCGGAAATTTTCTAATAGAACCTTCTTTGCCACTAACTCTGATTCTTCAAAATGCTTACTTGATTTTACAATCTTTGGTCCTCTTTCACAGTACCATGAAAATTGACAGATTATTCTTTCTGCTACTCTTGTCTTTTGAAAGACTACATCGCAAATATCTTCCGGAAACTTACCTGAGTTCGCTCTATTTATAGTTACCTGTGCAACTGCTACTTTACCTTCGAAGGGTTCGGTAGCAGCTTCGAAGTAAATATTTTTAGCTAAACAAGCAAGCTGCTTCTCTCTCTCCGCCATAGTTATATATTTCTGATTGTAATCTTTAGTCTTAAGATACTCAAACTTATTATTAGTTATTAACATTATGGTGTAAAAGACACCTACAATAGCTAAAAATCTAACTACATATTTAAATGTATGATTTACCATTGGTTCTCCTTTAAAGGGGGCAGCAAAGCACCGCCCCCTAACCACTACTTACTTCTTGATAGAAGTCTTTGTCTCAAGTGGGATATTAGAAACAAAACCATTCAAGATCTGAGCCTTTGTAATGATATCTGTCTCTAGGGGGTAGGCTGGAAAGCCCGGATGATCAGGTGCTGGTTGACCTGCATGTTTAGCGACCTCGACTTTTGATGACCAGTCGTTGCTAATTACTTCACGCTTTCCGTAATATTCTTCTGAAAGCATATCTTTTGCCATTTTTAAAAGTTCTAGGCGAATCTCGAACGGTGTCATATT